TCTCAGGGATAAGGAGTAGCGGACGCTTCTTTCGTCCTGTTAAGATTCAGGTTTACTCCTAAATCTTAACTTAAAAAATAGTGTTATCCGTTATACGGAGAAACACAATCCTCGCCCTTTAAGGCGGGGTTTATTGAATGAATGAATACTTACGTAAAAGTATAATAGTTTTTTTAATTTTTCAAGACAGCAAAAAAGCCCGATAAATCGGGCTTTTGCTTGTTTTGAGATAACTATTGAGTTATGTCTTGAAACAAAGATTAGAAACTAACTTTTACGCCAGTTCCAATTGTGCTGTACATGTCAGTTCTCCTGCCTTCAGTGTCATACAATGCGCCTGTTTTTACTTCACTAAACAAAGCAACATCGTTAGAAACGTTAAATCCTACGCCAACTGTAAAATCAACTTGAGCATTCATTCCGTCAGGTGATGATGTAGCTAAGAAAGCTGGAACAACATCAACATTACTATAAAGACTTGCATGACCCATAGCGTAAGCTGCTTGACCTGTTAAACCAAATCCATCAACCTTGTATTTTAATGCAGTAATTTCAGAATGGCTATAATTAACACCGTATCCATAGGTAAGGTCGCCACTATTTTTAACAAGAGTCGCTGAAATTGTTTTCTTTTCAAAAAGATTTACGCCGTAATCATTTCCGTTACCTGTTACTTTGTCTTTAACACCGAAATCAGTATAAGAAACTACAGCAGAATCCATCCCGCCCATATTAGTTTTAGATGTATGAGAAACAGATACTTCGTGAGAATCATTTCCACCAAAAGAAGCAGAAACACTAACACCACGATCTTGATTGTGGTCATTACCATCGCCATGAGCCAAAGCAGCGCCAGAAACAAAAACAAGTCCAACAACAGCAGCTAATACATTCTTTTTCATAAATTTTATCCTTTTAATATTAATTTAAGGTTGCTAAATTGCAACTTATTGTTAGTTTACAACAACGAAACCAGTTTTTCAATTTTAATTACCATAAAAAACACACATTCAATTTAAATTTCTTGAATAATTTATCCCTATTACTGTATCTTCTTTATATTCTAAGTAATTTGTTCTGTCTATAACGCCTATCTTTTGTTTTTCAATAAATATTTCCATATTTTGGCTTACTTCTTTGTGTATTCCGTAAGAAACACTTAATTGATTATTGTTATTATAGTCATCTAGTAATAGTGAAGAAAACAGAGCAAATCCATTAAGCTTGTTGCTTTCAATTATGTAAGCTTTAGAAGTATTAATGTTTTGTTGTAAAGTTTCTTTGTTAAACGCTGACTGATAAAAGTATTGTCCATCTTCTTCTTTTCGTTTTCTTAATTGATTAACGACGAGTTTATCTGTTCCTTCTGCGAATTTTGCAGACAGGTATTGATCGCAATTTATATCTATATTAATTTTTTCGCCATTAAAGTTATACTCAAACTGAAAAGCGAATGCATTAAAACTTAGTAAGAAAAACAATATTAATATTTTCATCCCAAACGCCTTGTTATATAAGATATTATATGTATTATTTTTTAAAATTAAATAGCGTTGAAAATAATTTCAAATAAATGTAAAATGGCGTTTGTTTAAAAAGGGAAAAAATAACATGAGCGAATATAATGAGAGTTCGATTTCCGTTCTAAAGGGACTAGACCCCGTCAAAGAACGCCCAGGAATGTATACAAGAACAGAGAGTCCGTTGCATATCATTCAAGAAGTTATTGATAATGCTGTTGATGAAGCGTTATCAGGGAATGCGACCGAAATCAATGTAACAATTAACGAAGACAAGTCGGTCACCATCAAAGATAACGGCAGGGGCATCCCAGTAGGTATTCACCCAACAGAGGGTGTTTCTACTGTAGAGGTCGTATTTACAAGGCTACACTCTGGTGGAAAATTCAATAAAAAAGAAACTGATAATTATAAATTTACTGGTGGGTTGCACGGGGTAGGTGTCTCTGTAACAAATGCACTGTCAGAAAAACTTGTAGTAAGCGTAAATAGAGATGGGCAAAGACATCAAATCATTTTTTCTAATGGTGATATTGTTTCTCCTTTATCTGTTATTGGTGATGCGTCAAGTACAGGTACGGAAGTCCAAGTTTTTCCTAATATGAAATACTTTGACTCAGACAAGATATCTGTCAGTGATCTCGAAAAATTATTACGTTCAAAAGCGATTCTATTAAAAAATCTTAAAGTAAGCCTAAATAACAATGGCGACATTCAAGAATGGCAGTATGTAGATGGTATGACATCTTATTTTGAAGAGAACATTGATCAAGAAGATGTTATCGGCTTGCCTTTTTATGGTGAATCGTACATTGAAGAAAGAACATCAGACTTCTTTACTGGAGAAGGATTTCAATGGGCGATTGCTTGGGTAGAACACGGTTCTGGTGGTGAGTCTTTTGTAAATATGATCCCCACTCCACTTGGCGGAACTCATGAGGCTGGCGTTAAAAATACACTTACTGAGTCAGTTAAGAAGTATGCTGAGATGCATTCTTTAATGCCAAAAGGGATCAACATTACGGCTGACGATGTTTGGTCTAAGGTAAAGTTTATTATTTCTTCTAAAATGTTAGATCCTCAATTTCAAGGGCAAACGAAGGATAAATTAACAAGTAGAGAAGCTGTAAAACTAGCATCTACAACGATTAAAGATGTGTTTGATAACTGGCTTGTGTTTAACAATGAAAAAGCAAAAGACATTGTTGGATTCATTATTCAACAAGCTATTAGCAGAAGCAAACAAATCAAAGTTATTGAGAGAAAGAAAGGGTCTGGCGTTGCAGTCCTTCCTGGAAAACTAACTGATTGTGAATCTTCCGATATTTCTAAAAATGAAGTTTTCTTGGTAGAGGGCGATTCAGCTGGCGGTAGCGCGAAACTTGGTCGAGACAAGGTTTATCAAGCGATCATGCCTTTAAGGGGTAAAGTACTTAATACTTGGGAAATCGAAAAAGGACTTATCTTTGAAAACAATGAAGTTCATGATATTTCAACAATTATCGGTGTTGATCCTCATTCTATTTTAGATGAAACGGTAGATTTGAGTCAGTTGCGTTATGGCAAAATCATTATCATGGCAGATGCCGACGTTGATGGTTCTCATATTCAAACATTGCTCTTAACTTTGTTTTTGCGTCATTTTCCAAAGTTAATTCAAAACGGAAACATTTATATTGCTCAGCCTCCTTTGTTCAAAATAGATATTTCTTCTCAAAAAGGAAAGGCGGAGCGCAAATTATGGGCGTTGGACTCAGAAGAGCGTGATTTTATTGTAGAAAAGCTTTTATCAGAAGGCATCAAGGAAGACAAAATCAAGGTATCTCGATTCAAGGGCTTGGGTGAAATGAACCCAGAGCAGTTAAAAGAAACCACAATGAACGTAGATACGAGAAAGATTCTTCAGGCAATTATGTCAGATGAGTTCGTAGAAACGAGAGAGATGTTTGATTTATTGATGAAGAAATCAGAATCAGCACAAAGAAAAGCCTGGATGGAAGAAAAAGGCGATTCAGCAGAAATTGACGCATAAGGAAAAAACAAATGTCAGACAATAATTGTGAATTAGTAGAAATTAAAAACTTTGCTGAAACAGCTTATTTGGCTTATGCCATGTCAGTTGTAAAGGGAAGAGCATTACCACAAGTTGAAGATGGTCAAAAACCAGTACAAAGACGAATCATCTATGCTATGTATCAAATGGGTATGGATGAAAAATCTAAGCACGTAAAGTCAGCAAGAATTGTAGGTGAGACGCTAGGTAAGTTTCACCCGCACGGAGATAGCTCGGTTTACGAAGCAATGGTGAGAATGGCACAAGAGTTCACTTTGCGTTACCCGTTAATGGACGGTCAAGGTAATTTTGGTTCAAGAGACGGTGATGGTGCGGCTGCCATGCGTTATACGGAGATTAGACTGTCTCCGATATCTTCTTTATTCTTAGATGAGATTAAGCAAAATACCGTTGATTTTATCCCTAACTATGATGGTGTATTTGATGAACCTGTATTATTACCAGCAAGACTCCCATTCTTGTTGTTAAACGGCGCTTCAGGTATTGCTGTAGGCATGGCTACGGATATCCCTTCCCACAACCTAAATGAGGTGGCTGATGCCTGTGTCCACTTAATTAAAAACAAAGACGCTGGATTAGACGATGTTATGGATATCATCAAAGGTCCAGACTTTGCAAATGGTGGTCAAATCATTTCGTCTCATGAAGAGATTAAGAAGTGTTACGAGGGAGGTAGAGGTTCGGTTCGTGTAAGAGCTAGATGGAATATTGAAAAACTGTCAGATGGAACACCTGTCATTGTTATTTACAACTTACCTCAAAACTCATCGACAGCCAAGCTACTTATCGAAATTGATTCGTACATCAGTCCAAAGCCAAAAGCTGGAAAAAATAACAAATTAACGCCAGATCAAATCGCTTTAAAAAACAAAGTAAGCTCACTTATTGAAAAAATTCGTGATGGTTCAAGCCAGCATGAGCCAGTTAGAATTATTATTGAAGCCAAGTCATCTTTAGTTAACCCGCAAGACATTATTAACTTTCTTTGTGTATATACCAGTTTTGAGCAAAATTTCTCTCTTAACATGGTTATGATTGGTGTTGATAAAAAACCAAAGCAAAAAGGCATTGTTAATATTATTAATGAGTGGATTCACTTCAGAACATCTACCGTCATTAAGAAGCTTAGTTACCGACTTAATCAAATTGATGCAAGACTCCACGTATTGGAAGGTCGTATCCTGGCGGTCAATAATATTGATAAAATTATTCATATTATTAAGAACGAAGAAAACCCTAAAGAAGCTTTAATGTCTGAGTTTTCGTTAAGTGATATTCAAGCCGAAGATATTCTGGAAATGAAGTTGCGTCAAATTTCAAATCTTGAAGGCACAGCAATTGAAAATCAAGCTAGAAATTTAAATACAGAAAAGCAGGGCATCTTAACTGTTCTGTCTACTCAAGAAAATCTGGATAATTTTATCATTAAAGAAATCGAAGCTGATAAAGAGAGGTTTGGTGATGACAGAAGAACTATTATCGAAGAATCAGAAAAGGGTTCTATTGATTTAGACGTTACTACCAGTGAGCCTGCAACGATCATTATCTCTAATAATGGTTGGCTCAGAAGTAGAAGTGGACACAGGTTAGATGCAGAAAAATTGGACTTCAAAGCTGGCGACTCGTTGTATAAAACCATTGAAGTGAAATCTAACCAAACACTTGCCATTGTTAACAAGCAGGGCGCTTTATTTAATATTAAGGTTTCTGAAATCCCAAGTGGAAGAGGTGATGGTCGTCATATTGGATCGATGATTAGTAATTTGAATATTGCTAACATAGACAAAATACTTCCAGTAGATACGACAAAGAAATATTTGGTTATTTCTGAAGACGGATACGGCTTCATTTGCAAAGGTGCTGACTTAATCACTAGATCATCTGGAAAATCATTCGCTAGCTTAAATGAAGGGTATTTGTTATATGATATTAAAGAAGTTGATGATAGTAAGACTCATATTCAATTTATGACTAATACAATAGGCACTAAAGGTGGATTTAGAATGCTTTCTTATCTCATTTCTGAGATAAAAGAACTTCCAAAAGGGAAGGGTACGCGTTTGATCGATGCTATTGATGTTGGTATTGATTGCATTGAGTTTGTATTGATTAAAAATGCAAAAGATAGTCTTGGTAAGAGAGGACAAAAAGGTAAGTTTATCTAACCTTTTTTAAGCCGCCATTTGGCGGCTTTTTCTTGATGATTATAGTGGTAATCCGTCTTCGCTACTAATAATTAAGACTTCATTTTTCGTATTTTTGAATATATGGGACAGCAAATATTCATCATTTAATGCTCTATAATAGAATTTACCAACATAATCAGACAGATTGAAGTTAGTTAAATGTTTTTCAATTTTTTTTGCATTCATTAATGAGTCAAAATTATTATATTCTTTTGAAGGTTGTTTTATTTTGTTTTGTGTCAATAAAACACCACGCACTTCACTTACATTATTGTTTGAGTTGTAGGTTTCAACGCAGATATAATGATTGTATAGTTTTATATCTTCGTTTTGACTTACATATTGTTCAGAGCAATATTCGGTATTATTCTTATTTTTCTTTGCCTTGGCTTCTGTAATTAATACGAATTTGCTATCTATTTTCTGGTTTGATTCTATGATTGCCTTAAGAAAGTTTGTTGCATCTTTCTGATTTTTTATTTCAAACCATTTTCCAGGATTAGTTAGCGTGAACTGCATACTGTCAATAATGTACTCTCTATTCCAAAAAGGATATATTTCGTTTGTTGATATTATTGATTTTCTCTCTGTTGTTGAATTTTCAGACAAATCCACTCCATAGCCTGATATTTTTTTTGATTCTTTTTTATATATTTCTCTTTGTATATTTTGAACATCAGTATCTTCTATAATAATAGAAACTGATGTCTCTCCTGTTTCGCCAGTAATTTTAGCAGGATCTGCCTGAACATCTTCTGCTTTTTTCTCGTTTTCGAGTTTCGGTTTTTCATCTGATAGTATTTCTTTTTTTTCAGCTTCTAATATTTTAATTGTTTCTTCTTTTTTATCGTCTATGTTAAAATAAGCAATTAAAGAGACTGTAGTAATTGCAGAAATTAAAGTTAAGGCTGTTAAAGCTGTTTTCTTGTTCATTGATATTCTCCTGAATAAGATAGATTATATTTGTAAGAAAAAAAATTAAGCAAACAAATGAGATAAAAAAATGCAACATATTAAAAATATTAAAGAATTAATTGGCGCTGGGTTTGACGATTTTTCATCCAGGGATTTTATAGAGCGCGTTCTAGTTAATAATAGCTTTTATATCAATTGGATTTATGACTGCGATCCATTGGAGTATAAATACATTAGAGCTATTTCAGGAAAAGCTGTTTCTCCTATTAAAAAAATAGAAGACAGTTTGTACGAGCTTGGTTGGACTAAATTTGAACTGTATGCGAATGTAGGTTCGTTGAAATATCCGTATGGACCAGGATGGGGATTAGTTTGTTCTTTGAGTTCAGCCGTCGAAGACGGGTGGGAAGTAGATATTTTAGAATTTAATGAGAGATATATTAAATACCTTGTTGAAAAAAATGGCATAAAGAAAAGTTATACTTATTTTAAAAGGAGTTAATAAATATGTCATCTTGCAATAATGAATATAAATACAAAACATTTTGTGTCGAATCAAACAGCCCTCTCAAGCAAAACATGTTTCTTGGTCAAAGCGTTTCTGTTAGTCGCTATGATGTGCAAAAATACCCGTTTTTTGAAAAATTAATCGAAAAACAATTATCGTTTTTCTGGAGACCAGAAGAAGTTGACCTAACAATGGATAGGAATCAGTTTAAAACACTATCAGTTGCTGAGCAGCATATTTTCATATCTAACATAAAATATCAAACACTTTTAGATTCGGTGCAAGGAAGAAGTCCTAATATAGCTTTCTTACCTATTTGCTCGATACCAGAACTAGAAACCTGGTTAGAAACATGGTCTTTTTCAGAAACCATTCATTCTAGATCTTATACTCACATTGCTCGAAACATATTCAGCGATCCATCCATCATTTTTGATAGTATTACAAGCACTCCTGAGATTATTCAAAGAGCCCAGGCCGTCACTGTTTTTTACGACAGATTGATTGAATCTATCTACTTCATGTACGCTAACAATATTAACATTGAAACCAACCCAGAATTCAGAAGAAAAATAAAGAAAGAACTTTTATTGGCTATTGTGTCGGTTAACGTATTAGAAGCTGTTCGTTTCTACGTTTCTTTTGCATGTTCTTTTGCTTTTGCTGAAAGAGATATTATGGATGGAAATGCTAAGATTATCAGACTTATTGCAAGGGATGAAGCTCTGCATCTATCTGGCACTCAATACATGATAGACTTAATAAGAAGTGGAAGAGATGATCCAGAGTTAACTGAGTTATATCATGAAAACAAGGATGAAATTGTTTCTATTTTTATGGATGCGAATAAACAAGAAAAGGACTGGGCTAGTTATTTATTTAAAGACGGATCTATGATCGGACTAAACAAGTCGATTCTAGATGATTACATTGACTATATAACTGAAATAAAAATGATGGCTATTGGTCTTACGCCTGAAATCAAAAGAAGTCGTTCTGGAAATCCTTTACCTTGGATGGACAATCATTTGCAATCAGATAATGTTCAGCCAGCACCACAGGAAACAGAAGTAATCAGCTATCTTGTTGGTCAAATTAATTCCAATGTTTCTTTAGATGACTTAGTGGAATTTGATCTAGGATGATTTCGATAGAAATAAGTGGGATAAAAATCGACTTTAACGATAAAAACATTTTATCTTCTATAGTCGAGTCTAAAATTACGCACCCATATTCTTGTGGTATAGGAATATGTGGTGCTTGTAAGTGCAAATTAATACATGGCGAAGTCTCTTACCTTAGAGAACCTTTTTATCCATTATTCGATAGAGAAATACTGCCTTGTATCTCATATCCTTTAGAAAATATCAAGCTTGAATTTTAGCGCTCAAAAAAAATCGGCATTTCTGCCGATTTCTTTATTGTTTTATTAAGAATTATTCTTTATTCTATTAGGAATAATTCTTTGTTTCTTCCACTATTAAGGCAAGAACGATTAGTCAGTATTGATTACTAACGTTAATTTGCATTAACATTAGTAATAACATTGTTCCTAATATTAGTTTATTTTGATGATCTTTTGGAGTAATAAATACAAAAGCCTAAGAAATTAACTTAGGCTTAGTATGAATGAACATGTCACGAGTGTAAATATGCATTATTGCTTATATTATCTAACCCATACTGTTCCTGCGTTTCCCCACACTCCATTATTAAAACCTGATCCTGTATAAGTAAATGTTGAATTCGGACTTGTTCCTGCGCTTTTAGTGTTTCCGTTACCTACAGTAAATCCATAAGGTCCGTCATTTGCATCTGAGCTTGCTCCAGAATATGGTGTCGAATATCCACTAAAATGTACTGACGGATTTGATGAGTAATAACTATATAAGAATCCATTGTCTGCTTTATTTCCTGCAACAGACAATTCAATCAAGTTTTTACGATAACCATAATTAGCTATTATGTTTTGATTAGTGTTGCTAACTTTTTTCATATAGCTTGATCCTTTAATGTTTGTATTTACAAAACTAGTAACAGAACAAGATGGGTTATTGCTCAGAATGCAGGCATTATAGGATGCTGTATTGGTGGTCGTTGGGATTGATCCATTATTTGTAACATATAGAGCCAGTGTCCAGCCACCACCATCGGTTGTCATGTCACAGTAAGCGCTAAATGGAGCTGTAGGCCCGTCTCCATCGATATCCAATGTGTAAACGCCATCTCCAGTTGATAAGCCATTATTGATAATATCATAACAAGATGTTGTCAATACTGATGATTTAATATCTATTTTATTCAGCACATAGTTTTGTGTAGGATAACCGTATGTTCCAACTGGTGCTTCGTTTGCTATTATTTCCACTGATATTGGTTTAGATTCCGAGCCAGTTGAAACACCTCTAAGTGTTAGGTACGTTCCATGATTTTCCAAAGTCAAGTTATAATCATTTGTTGGGTTGTTTGCTATTGAGAATGTTAAGTTGCTTCTTGTAGAAACGTCTTTATCTAGCATTATATCAACTGAAAAATTAGTTGCACCGTTAACTGAAATATACCCTGCTGACGCTGTCACTGAACCAGTAATATTTGAAACTCCAGTATAAATAGGCCTATCATAACAATAATTTGATTTGTTTGTTGACCAGGAATTCATTATTATCTTACAAACATATGAGTCAAATGCTATTTTATTAGTATAGTTTTGATCTGTAATTGTAATTGAAGCTGCCTTAATTGACGACAAAGGCGATAAGTCAATGTTTCCTATGCCACTCAAGTTAAGCGTTGCAAAGTTTTTGTTATATAGCCCATCAATATTCTGTAACGCAATTGGGTTTGATATGATTACAGTTGGTGTATACGTATTGCTTAAATTATTCAAAAAGTTAACATCTAAAAGCATAGTATTAGATAGATACAATGTGTTAATTTTCGCATTACTTCCTATCGTTATTGAATTTACTGGTGCATCTACACTTAACTCTGGTGATGAAGTTAATCCATTAAGATTAACGCTTGATATTGAAGTTCCTGTAACACGAATATATCCAGATGTATTTAGTGAGGTCATATTGACATCAGTTAAAGTGTTAGAATTTATGATCATGTTTCCTGACGTTAACAATGATGGTAAATTAAAATTCGTTAGAACTCCGTTTGACACGTAATTCAATCCTCCAGCACCAAGCGTTGTTAAGCTGCTTAAATTGCTTATGCTAGATATAGAAGTTTCATTATATATTCCGACACCATAAGCGTTTGTTATATACTTAAGTGCGTTTGGTACACTCGTTATTCCTGTTTTATCAAAATTAACCATCGTCCCTAATGTTGTAAAGCTACTTAAACCATTTTCATTTGAGATTTCAAAAAAGTTACTACCGAATATTGCTGATGATGCTTGGTTTAAATTAATAACAGACGAAACCCAACCTCCAGTGCTTACATAATCGTTTACATATGTTGGGTTTGTTTTGTTTAATGCTGCAAGTTTATTTGACAATTCAAACAATCCTTCGTATCCTGGCGTTGGTAAGCATAGCTCGGATTGTGTCATGTACGTAACTCTATCAGCAGGAAGTGTTACTTTTCTACTCATAATTGCGCCACACAAAGAACTGGTTTCACTAGCTTTAGTATCAAGGTTTAACTTGCTTAAATATAGCCCGCCTGAAACGGTTGATAAGTTTTGTAGTGGCAATATTGATGATATGTTTGGATTGTTATATAAATAAATATAACCATTTACCGTCGTTAAGTTTGATAATCCAGAAATATCTGTCAAACTAAGGTCGTGGGCGGTGATAGAAGTCGCACTTGTTAGGCTGGTTAAAAAGTTTAAGTTGGTCAATCCCCCGTGTGTCACGCTAACTGGGTCTGATATAGTCAAGTTTCCAATTGTTGCCATGTTATTCAGACCACTTGTGATGAAAGCGCTCTCTATGTTGTTAAGCGTTAAATTATTGGCTTTCGTTATCATGTTTGGTATATTCATTTGTGCTGTTGATGAAAAATTACAAGTAGATGATGTATCATTTTCAATCAAAGACACATTTGGCAATGTATAGGTTTCGTTACAGTTATCTCTAAACCATTTAACAACAGTGTAAGCATCTTGCTGTTCTGGCGTTAGAGCACACATATTGCCATACCAGTTTTTATTGGTTTGTGAAATTGTGACTGCACTAGAAATCGCTGCCTGGCAAAAACTATCTGTTGGTAACATTTTTGTTGCGTAGTTAATATTGTCCATGTAAACAGTTCCAGACACTACATTCTTTAAAGCAGAAACATCATTTAACAACGGATCGTTAGTAGTGTAGAGCGTTATAGAGCCAGTGTAATTTTCCAAACCATTTAAAGATGTTAAGTTTGGCATATCTCTTAGATCAATCGTACCAGAAGCCGATTTTAGTGACGATAATTCAGTGAAATCGCTTACTCCTGTTCTTCCGTTCATTTTGATAGAACCGTAAGCTGTTTCAACTTTTTTAAATGCGCCTGTTTTTTTAGTGCCAAGCAATTGTAAAGATGACGCTGGCAGTGAAGTTATTTCACCAGACAAAGTATCGTCAGCATCATTATTAGTACAAAGAATAGATCCAGTGTATGCCTTTATAATCGATGAATCCCATGTCGGGTCAAAAACATTACAATTTTTCTGAAAGAAAGCAAATAATCCATGCTTTTCTGTTTCCGTTACAGGATCATACTCGCAAAGATTGAAATACGCTGCTCCATTTATAAGTAAAACATTTCTAGATTTTATGTTGGTACAAAGTGGTGATGTTAACGATGCTTTTTCAGTCATTTCTATCTTCAATGCTGACGCATTTTCTATATCCACAGATCCATGAGATAAATTTTCAATACCTTTAACAGATCTTAAGTCAACAAGACCATCATTTCCAAGAGCTTTAATAGCGATATTAGCTTTTGTCAAAGATTCCAAACCATTCAAGCTAACCAGTTTACTGTGGACATTTATAGGATATATGTAACCCAATCTAAGTGCGCCTGTTACAGTTTGCAAGCTACCAAGACCAGACAGGCTAGTTAGATCATTGTTCGCCCTAAGATCAAGATCACCATTTACTGTAACAATATTTGACAGCATTCCTAATCCAGTTAGGTTAGACGTATTAAAGTTAAGTGATGACGATGTTTTTGTTGGTAGTGGTGGTAGATTTAAGTCTCCAGTATAGGTACAGTTAGTAATAACATTATCATTTTCAAACAAAGATATGTCTGGAAGTTTGTAGCTTTTGTTACAATAGGTATTAAAGAAGCTAGTAGTACTGGCAATATCTTCAGTTCCTGGGGTAACGTTACAGAAATCCATGACCGAGTTATTAGAGATAATAGAACTTGTGTTAGCTGTAAGGTATGAGCAGAAATTTGAATCATAAGCAGACTTAATGGAATAGTTCTTTTTAGCAATAGCATTTATTTTTCCAGATGTCAAATTTGAAAGCGCAGAAACGTCATTAAGATTGGTTGCACCTGTTATATTTAAAGAATTTGTACCTAATGACACCAAGTTAGACAAACCGTTTAATGATGTCAGAGCAGTATTGTTTGAAAGATTTATCCCTCCCGTCGCGCTGATGAGAGAAGAAAAACCAGTCATATCACTGTTTTTTGTATTCGTCATTATAAGCGTTCCAAGAATGTTTTGGACGGAAGAGAAACCAGAATAATCTGTTATTGTTGCATTGGTAAAGTTCAATGAAGTTGCTAAATTTATTAATATAGGAGGGAAATTAGCATTAACTGTTGGTGTGCAAGTTATGATGCTCGTCTGTGATTCTATAAGAGATTTGTCAGCATAGAAGAAATTGGTTCCGCAGTTACCGTTAAACCATCTTACGTTTTGCAAATCATTAAGTTTGTCAGAAGGTGTTTCGCATACGTTATAATAATATTGTTTAGTCCCTGTTTTTGTTATAGTTCCGTTTTTGTAATTTGTACAAAAACTAGATGTTTCTGGCATTTTGACTGTGTAGTTTTTGTCAGGGTCAAAAGATACTTTTCCTTTTGAAAGATTACCGATACCAGTAACATTATTTAAATTATTATTCCCATTTAAATCTAGCGACGATATTTGAGTAAGGTTTGAGATGGAGTCTATATTGCTAATGCTGGTGTTGGTTATCGACAAATTATGAGCCAATGTCAGCGAACCTAATCCATCAATATTTTTAAAAGCTGATCCATTTATTGTTAAATCTATGTATTTATTAGAAAAGTTATTATCTGTTGGCATTTCAAGTGTGCCGTTACTCGATGAGCACAATACACCATCAGCTGACTGTCCTTCGCTATTAGGAAGCGAAGTATAAGTATTTAATTGTTCTAATGTTAGTTGATAAAAATCATAATTAGAAATAATATAATTGTTAGCAGTCGAAACTCCTGACGGACTCATGTGAGTAGTCGCTTGGCAGTTGTTTTTCATGAAATAAATCCATTGATCTGTCTTGGTGACCGTGAATTCTTTTAAGGGGCTTTTTATGACGCTTCTTCCGTCAGTCATTGAAACTTGTGCCATATATTGTCCTGGAGGAGTATTTATTCCAGGATTAAATTTAATGGCTTTAGTTTTTCCTTGCTTGTCTGATACATTGTTTGATGTATATGTTCCTGTTGTAACAAGCGCTCCATTTAAATCATAAACGCTTAATGTATAAACTATGTTTTGACCAATGTTTTTATCGTCTGCTTTTATGGATGCAGTTATTTCTTTGTGTTGTGGTGTTGTAACTATGGCAGCTTGAGACCCGATGCTAGCAAATGCGGATGCGATTGATACGGCTAATATTGTTTTTTTTATTTTGAACATGTAAATACCCTCTTTATCACAATATAGCATCTAAAAAGGGTATTTTTTATATTAAGTGATTATTTTTTTAATCAATTAACCATTATGGAAAAACATTTGTGTAATCTTCTTTTTTTCTAGCTGAAAATCCATTACTGTTTTGGCTGTAATTATTATCATAATTGGAATCAAATCCATTATTACTGGTTAGATTTTTAAATCTTTGATATCTTAATTCGCTTTTAAGTAAAACAGTGCCAATTTCACCGTTTCGCTGTTTTCCTATGATAACTTCTAAAATGTCTTTGTCTTCGGTATCTGGATTGTATACTTCGTCCCTGTAAAGATGGATAATTAAATCAGCATCTTGTTCAATGTTACCAGAATCTCTTAGGTCACTATTTTTTGGTCTTTTATCTGGTCTTTGCTCCAAGTTTCTATTTAATTGTGACAAAACAATAATCGGCACTTTAAGCTCTTTGGCTAATGCTTTCAATGATTTTGTTATTTCACCGATTTCATTGTTTTTGTCTTTTGTGTTCTTGGTGTCTGGGTTCATTAGCTGCAAGTAATCAATTAAGATGATGTCAATACCATGATCTCTTTTTAGTTTTCTTGCTCTGCTTCTAATTTGCGAAGGCGTTACCCCTCCTTCATCATCAATGTAGAACTTTATTTCTTGCAACTTTTTAAAAGCAATTGTGACATTAGGCCACTCATGTTCTGACATTTGTCCTTTTTTAATCTTGTTATAATCAACTCCACTCAAGGCAGACAACATTCTTGTGCCTAATTGTTCTTTTGGCATTTCCAAACTAAACACAGCTACTGCTTTCCCACCTTTTGCTGCTGCGTTAAGGACGCAATTCAACGAAAAAACTGTTTTACCCATAGAAGGTCGCCCTGAAATAATAATCAGATCTCCACTTTGAAATCCAAGCGTTTTCTCATCAAAGTCCTCATAATGAGTTCTTACACCCATAATTGGATCTTTTCGGCTAGCTGCTTCCTGTAGGTTGTTTAATAAAGCGACCGACAGTTCTCTTGCGTTAGTAAACGTATCCTCATGCGAATCCATATTGACGGAAAGGATTTTTTTTTGAGCGCCATCAATAATTTGTTCTGTTGTGGAATCTTTTGGTTGATATGCTGTGTTTGCGATTTCTTGAGATATCTGAATTAATTCTCTTCTCTTGGAGCAAGACTTAATGATCTTTGCATATTCTTCTATGCTTGTGCCAGGCACATTTGCTTCCATTATCGAATTAATATATCCAACACCGCCAATTCCTTCTAATTTTCCACTACTCCCAGCATAGTGAATCAAGGTTACATAATCCAGTCTTTTTGTAGACTGTTCAAATAGCGTAGCTATATCAAAAATGACTTTATGGGTAATGAAATAAAAATCACTTGAACTGATAATGTCTTTTAATTCAACAAATATTTCAAAATTATTCAATATTTCCTTAATAATGGCTTGTTCAGCATTAATATCATGTGGAAGAGTATTTGCATTTGTCATAATTTTTTCTTGTTTATTTGTTAGTATTAATGTATTTCTAGTTTAGAAATAACGTATATAATTGATTTTTTTTCATTGGTATCGCGTTGTTTTTCTGTATGCAAAAAAAACTCTAAAACACCTTTCTTCGATTCTAATTCTATCTTATACCAATTGGACTCCATAAACTTCTTTTGTTCGGCTTTATTCTTTAATGTGTATTTTATCTTTTCAGTAAGCTCTTTTGAAACAAAATTATTGTTCGAATCGAAGCCACCAAAACCATAATCAGAAAGAACTTTAATTGACTTTTCTGAAATTGTAAAAAGAACATCTCTATTTGTAT